CAGGACTATTTCAGCAGATTGAGAATGCTCGAATATCTGTAGAGTCACTACGACCAACCCACCAAGGTTACGGCTTGTTGATCTATGTAGACCCTGTTAATGGATCAGACGCTAACGATGGACGAACCCAGAAAACTGCTCTAGCGACTTTCTTAGAAGCCCATAATAAAGCGGTAGATGGTCGGAATGACGTAATCCAGTTCGTGAATCCCTCGGGCTCTGGATACACGCATGCTGAAGATATGTACATTACTAAGAATAACGTGCACCTGAGAGCGACTTCCCGTGACATTACGTTCAAGGCTAGTACCCCAACTGGTGCCGTTCTTCATGTTGGTGACAGCAGTGGTACAAATGGATATGGCTGCTCTGTGACAGGATTACTGATAGACGGTGACAAAGGCAACGCTAATGCGTCCGACTACGGAATCATGGTTCACGGAAAGTTCTGCGCTCTAAACTACGTCTGGGTAAAGCAGGCTGTACTGGATTGTGTTGCTTTCATGGGTGGTGATTACCACACCATTCTTGACGGAGAAATTGAGAAAGCAGGAAGACATGGCGTATACACTATGGATATGGGCTTACCGTCTGGTTCCCCTAGGGAGATCACAATATACGGACGTAGCAATATATACCTGAACGGCGGAGACGGGGTGCACTTCGCAGGTACGGGAGCACTAGGGTCTACCACAAGAATAATGCGAGTACTGTCTGGTGAGATCAATAATAACACAGGGTTCGGTATTTACGTCGGAGATAACGTAAGTGTCACAACAATCGGAGCAGGCGTATCTATCCATGGCAACAACGGTGGAAATGCGTTCCCTCAGACTGAGTACCTGGCCAGTGTGCAAGAGGACTATAAAAATGGTTACAGCAACATAGCCGATGCAGTGTGGGATTACGCTTTAGAAGACGTATCTTCCACTACGTCTATTGGTTACTACATAAAGCAAAAGATACTTACTGTTGGCAAATTTATAGGTCTGAAGTAGTAAATATGAAAAAAATACACGAATATGAAGTGCGTGGACAAGACACGCAAGGAGCTGGATGGTTTCACGCTCCAAGAGGGAATAGACTCCATAACGGAGTAGATTTGGTTTGCGAAGCAAGAGAATCGATTCACTGCTTCGTGCCGGGGGTTGTTACCAAAATTGGTTACCCTTATAGCCCAGATGTTCACCCAACTAAGGGACATCTCAGGTATATTGAAATTACAGCAGACGGCAATAAATTCAGGTACTTTTACGTTAAACCAAAAGTAGTGTTAGGACAGATTATAGGACTGAACCAAAACATTGGGATTAGCCAAGACTTAACCAAGATCTACCCAGGCATAACTCAGCACTTCCACTTCGAGGTACGCAACACAAAAGACAGGGTTGTGCCTCCAAGTCTTATGTTTCCAGGCCTAGACGACTGGGACCCTAATGAAACTGATGGAGATAGCTAATGATGAACGTACTTGCACTAGCGCAGTTTGTTCCAGACATTATAGGGCTGTTAAACCCTAAACGCGGCAAGAAAGCTAAGGCAGCTATGGAAACAGTAGCTAATGTGGCTGAAGCACTTACAGGTAAAAAAGGTGATGACGCGATTGCAGCGATTGCTGCTGACCCCAATCTGGCACTTGAGTTCAAACTAGCGGTAATGGCCGACAGCCACGTTGAAGAGCAGCTGGAAGCAGAAGACCGCGCCTCAGCTAGGGACTCCTACAAAGTGCACCATGAGCAGGCCGATAGGGTAGCTCAGGCTGTTATGAGCTGGAACCTGCTTATGATATTCATGCTAGTGGTTATCAACGTAGTTGCTGTCTATGTGCTGAAAGGTGAGGGCGAGATTATTGCCATTATCTCTGGTGCAATCGGAATTGTCACAGGGCAGTTGTTGAATGAAAGACACTCAATAACATCATTCTTCTTCGGGTCATCTCTTGGTTCCAAGATGAAAACACACGCCAGTATGCCAAAGGATCAACCTTAATAGTTGGTTTTCCTTTTACAGGTACTGCATTGAATGTATTATGGCAAAATATGCTAAGGGTATAACGAATGAGAGAGGACGCCACCGTGGAGCAGGAAAACACAGCAGAAAATCCTAAGCTTACGAAGCAGCAGCTACTGTCAGCATTTAAAACTGACCTAAAAGCCGCTGATCAGATGAGGAGCACACAGGAAGGCAAAGTTTCTGCGTGGAATGACCAATACGAGGGCAAGCCTTACGGTAATGAGCAGGAGGGCAAGTCACAGATCGTGTCGCGTGATATTAAGCGGCAGGATGAGTGGCAGCACGCTTCTGTAAAAGACCCATTCGTATCAAACGCTGATATTATCCGATGCCACCCTGTAACCTTTGAAGACCGGGCTGCAGCTGAACAGAGTGAGCTTGTATTAAACTACCAGTTTTCAAGAAAGTTTCCTCGATATAACTTTATGACTGATGCAGTCAAGCTTATATACAAAGAGGGCACAGTAGTTGCGAAATCCTCTTGGATGTATGAAGACACCGTAGAAGAGGTAGAAATGCCGACGTGGGGTTACAACCCCGCGACAGGAGAAATCATACAGACAGGCGTTGAGATTGTTGAGCAGATCAAAGTGCTTGTTAACCAACCGCACGCTGAGATATGCCGTCTACAGGACATCTATCTTGACCCTACAGCACTTGGCGATTTGGCTAAAGCACAGTTCGTAATTCACCGTTACGAGAGTGACTTGAGCACGCTCACCAAGTCGAAGAAATACAAAAACCTTGATAAGCTGCTGAAAAATCGTAAAAACGAAGACGAAAACGATTACCAAAAAGAAGACCTGACGGAGTTCGTATTCCAAGACGAAGCCCGTAAAAAGATGGTGGTCTACGAGTACTGGGGAAATTTTGACGTTAACCGTGACGGCATAGCTGAGCCTATTGTGTGTACTTGGGTAGATGACGTTATCCTACAGCTAATCGAGAATCCTCTCCCTGGCCAGCAGATTCCTTTTGATATTGTTAAGCACAACCCAGAGCCGTTCAAGCCTTATGGTGAAGCAGCAGCTGAACTGGTAGGTGACCTGCAGAAGCTGTCGACGGCAGTCAAGCGTGGCTTTATCGACAATATGGCCAACTCAAACAACGGCCAAAAAGGTATCAAAAACGGAGCTCTTGATCCGATTAACGAGAAGCGCTTCCTAAATGGCAAGAATTTCAAGTTTAATGGTGGTGCCGGAGACTTCTTTGAAGGTAGCTATAACCAGATCCCAGGTTCAGCCTTTGACTTCCTATCCATGGTCAATAACGAAACAGAGTCCATGCTCGGCGTTAAGAGCTTCTCTGGTGGCATTAGTGGCCAAAGTCTAGGGTCTACTGCTACATCAGCGCGTGGAGCACTAGATGCAGTCTCAGTTAGACGTATGGACATCATCCGTAACATTGCTGAGAACCTAGTTAAGCCTATCCTCCGCAAATGGTTAGCTTACAACTCCGAATTTCTGCAAGAAGAAGAGATCGTAAGAATTACCAATGACGAGTTCGTCACCATAAAACGTGATGATCTACAGGGTTTCGTAGATATTGAGATGCAGGTCACAACTGCAGAAGACAACAGCAACAAGGCACAGGAATTAGCGTTCTTGCTGCAAACTCTAGGTCAGGGTATGGACCCAGAAATGCAGAAACTTATCATGGGCCAAATAGCCAAGCTAAGTAAAATGCCTGATCTTGCTAAGAAGTTGGAAGAGTTCCAGCCTCAGCCTGATCCTTATGTTGAGCAAATGAAGCAACTTGAGCTTAAGCACAAAGAAGCTGAGATTATGGAACGTATCTCAAGAGCTACTGAAAATGAAGTTGATATTCGTCTTAAGACCGCACAGGCAGCATTGGCTGAAGCAAGAGCCCGTGATCTACAGTCTGGTGCAGACCTTAAAGACCTGGACTTCACAGCTAAGGCTGAAGGCAAAGATTTCCAACAGGAAATGGCAAGAAAAGACCATGACAGGGCCACTCAGCTACAGAAACAAGAGCAGGGTGATGATACTAAACGTCGACTGAAAATGGCAGATGTGTTGACCAAGAAGTAAATTCTGCTATAACATGCAGATTACCGATTGATTTATAAACAAAAAACAAACCAAAGGACTCACACAAATGAGCAACCAGATCGAAATTGAAACAGCAGAAGACTTGGACCACCACCTAGAAATGGGTGAAGCTCTTGAACGTTTACGGGCTAACCCAGATTTCCAGAAGGTCGTAATGGACGGCTACCTAGGAATGAAAGTTAACGCCTCTGTTAGTTTGTTGGCTGTGCCACAAATTAAAAAGGCCGGCGAGCGTACAGACGTGATGGAAGATTTAATCTCAGCTAGCAACTTGATGTTCTTCTTCAGTATGGTAGATCAGTTCTACGCCGGAGCTAAGAACCCAGTTCTAAGCGATGATGAAGAAGCTGAAATCGCCGCAGCTGGTGGAGCACACTAATTATGGCTAAAGCAGAACTGACGCAGGAAGACGTATTCAATAATGACGTTGATCCTTTAGATGGCATTCGTGCGCTCAGGAAAGACCAGGGCGTTCCAGATGAAGAGTTAATCCCAGCACCGGATAGTGACACTGTGCCAGTTTCTGCTGCTGAAGAGCCTGAAGACACCAGTTTAGATGAGTTTGAAGCGGCTAACACCGGCAAAAATACTGGTGAAGAGGAAGAAG